AGGGCGGGTTGTTAGGGGCTCGGTCGTAGAGCCGCCATATACCCCATTTGGCTGCGTCTATTTTGTTGACAGTTTAGAGAATTATGGTCCGACGCTTGGGCGCTTTAGGTCAGATGCAACATTTGAAGTCTACACTTTCATTGGCGGCGCCGATGCTGCAGAAAGAGCTGATAACGCTTTAAACATCGCATCTGATGGAGTAAAAGCAATCACAGCTAATCGCCAATTGACGCTTGGGTCATTGGTTGATGATGTTTTATGCAGCTACACCGCCCTTGATGGTGATAAATTTGGTTTATCTGGCATTGGAATCGGCTATATTCGAGTAAGCGTGAAGTTTCAATCTGATGATGGCGTTTAAGAATGTCTTGGTATGATTCAAATTTTAAATATCGGATGCCCGTTGCTATTGACAGTACAGTTGCAGCGGGCAACTATGACTGTCAATGGGTGGTACCTAGCAAGTGGTCATCATTTTGGGATAACATCCAGAGCTCAGGGCATGATATTTATCCTGTATCGAACACAGGAACGGTTTTATCATTTGAAAGAACAGGATATAACTACGTTAACAAGACGCTAACGCTGTCTATTGACCTAATGCCTCTTGCAGATACTGCGGTGACATTAGCTTGGCTCTACTGGGGATACGCGAGCGCACCTGATTTGTCTGCAAGTCGAACAATGACAGCTCCAAAGTCTGGCCAATTCTGGCTCGGTCGTCCAAAAAACATGATCGTTGGGCCGACAGCATTTATTGGCGGCGCATCAAATCCTTTAGCATCATTTGTCAAGAATTCATCTTCAGAAATGTATATATGGTTTGAGGCCAAGAGTCTGCTTTCAACTCGGTTTAGCCCTTATGAAGATCATAATAGCTATGAAGGAATCGACAGCGTTAAGGTCTTAGTTTATGACAGCGCAGGCAGTGTGCAGGCATCGATGGCAGATCAAACTAAAACGCGATTTGCTCCAGGCGGATACATTGGGGTCATCGTCAAGGCTGGAACCAGCGGAAACAATTATCAGGTCAATGTCCAAGTAAACACGACCGAAAATCAAACTATTCATTTAACCGCAACCGTGCAGGTGCGGAATCAATTACCAAGCTGATAAGGGGATATCATGGCCATCGTTTTTGGAAGAAACTCATTCGTGCTATTAGCAAAAGAGGCTAACTGGGGAGTCGCTGGATCCTATGAAACGAACGCAAACCGTATCATATCAACAACACTTCAATCAACACAACAAAGAGACAAAAAGTCTTTTCTGAGTACGTCAAATGGTGTATTCTCTCAAAGCACGTTTGACACGTTCACAGAGTCAGGGGGGTCTCTTGAAGTCCCTTTATACTACGAAGGTAGCGGTATGTTTTTGCGTGCGATGGCAGGTAAAACAGCAACGACAGGCGCTGGCCCATATCTTCACACATATTCAAGCGGTGATTCTGACCTTTCTGCAAAATCGTTTTCATGCAAGCTGCAAAGAGGATCAGCTACAAATGGCATGGAGGAATTTCTGGGCTGTGTCATTTCGAGCGCAACCATTAGCATTGCAGCAGGTGAAGCTGCATCAATGAGTATGGAAATCATCGCTAAAAAATCAATGTCAAGGGCAGGATCAATCACGCCAACATATAATGCGACGCAAACTCAAGTCTATCATTACGAGGCAGGAACGCTAGCATTCAATGGTGTCGCTTATGAATGCAGATCAATGGAATTTAGCGTAGAAAACAGCCTTGAAAGGCGAAACATTCTTGGTTCAAAAGAGACAGCATCTCCAGACGTCACAGATTTTAGGGATTGCAGCATCACGGTGACGCTTGATACGACAGATGCACAAGCTAATTTGCTGTATAACGCTGGCTTAGACGGAACAGAATCTCAGGTTTTGATTCATTTTAATCAAACTGGCGGATCTGATGTGATGTCTTTTTATCTGATCAATGCTATCATTACGGATGTCAGCCAACCGCTTGACACTGTTGGCCGCCTGCAAACAACATGCACGTTCACTGCATTGGCTGGCGCATCAACAGAAGCTTGGAAAATCGAAGTCACTAATAACCAGGCTAACGATTGGACTTCATAAGCCAATATTAGCCATTCATTTTTTTAGGATCGAAATGAATAAATTAAAAGATATTGTCACTGCATCGCGGTGGCAGCATGCCATTTTCGACGGCAAGGTTTTATTAGAGGGTCGCATTCTCAGCCCACAAGAATCTGAAGCTGCTGGGCTAACATCGTCTTTGATTGCGTCGCAAATGGCGCCACCTGAACACCTTGCACAGTTCGAAAAAATAAAAAAGAAAGCCGAATCTGAAAATGCAGATTTTAGCGAGCTCTTAGACTTTGCGAGAATGATCAATCCAGATGGATTAATGAAGCTTGCCGAGGCAAACGACAAGGTCATATCTGCCTGCGTTAAACGATGCTCTATGGATAACGGCGAGACCTGGGATAATATGAAAATTGTTTTGAAAGAATCAGAACAAGACCCAGAAAGAAACCAATTATGGGTTGGCCTGCTTTTTGAAGAAGACAGGACTGCATTAATTGATTTATGCCTTCAAGGTCACAAGGAGGCGCAAAAGCGAATTGCCGGGTTTCTTTGCTGACAAAGAGCTTTTGCACCTTTATGACATAATCGCATCAAATTATGGAAAGCTGCCAAGCGAAATAGCAGCCCTATCCTTTGAGGATCTCGCCATCTGCGTCGCATGCCTTCGCGCCAAATCCGAGCGGATCGATAAGATCATGAAGCGGACAAGCCGAAAAAAAACGGCAGTCTTCCCCACCATAAACCTTGCAGACCTGATAAACTGTCTCTGAGGATTTTGATATGGCTCAGAATGTTGTTGAATATGCTTTAAAAGTCAATACGGGAAAAGCTGAACAAGGGCTAAAAAATGTTTCCAATGAAGCAGGCAAAGCTTCAGGCCAGATAAAAAGCCTTGGCCAATCTGGCGCTAAAGACTTGCAGAATCTCAGCGAAGAAACAACTGAAGCAGGAAAGTCATTTCAAGGGCTATCAAAAGAAGCGGGCCAACTTGGGCGAGGAACGCAGCAATTAAGCAGAGCTGTATCAATGGTATCTCCTGAAATGGGCGCAGCTATGAACGCGACTGCGGGCATGGCAATGGCTGTTAAAGGGCTCGGTACCGTTATCAATACGCTGAACCCTGCCATCTTGGCTATTGGCGCTGCTGTGGCCGTTGCTGCTGCAGCTTACGCTTATTTTTCAGGTGAAAGCGATAAGGCGTCAGAAGCTGCAGATGAATTGAGAGAAAAACAAGAGGCGTTAACAGAGTCAGCCGAAAAGGGGGCGCAGGCTTATGAGAAATACGGCAAGGCTATGGAAGCTCTTGACCGACGAAATCAAAAGACAGCCGATGGGATTACAAATCTGAAGGCAGAAATTGCAATTCTTCAAGGTGAAATAGAGGGCGCAGATCTGAAAGAGTTAAAAATGGCTCAAGATGTGGCTAAATTTGAAGCGCAACTTGTTGACTCAAAGCAAAAAGAACTGGCCTTGACTGAAGCAACTGCTGGAGCTGTACAAGCTCAGGTGCACGCATTAGAAAATCAAATTGGCGCATTGAATAAAACGCAAAAATCAAAGCTTGATGGGCTAAAATCAGAAAAAGAGGCTTTAAGAATAAAGCAAAGAAACTTAAGGCTTCAATTAGATATCTATGATGGATCACAAGATACAGTACAAAGCGGCGATGCTTTGGCTGGAACGCTGCAAGTCCAGTCAACTTGGTTTAACAAAAACAAAGCCTTTGCTTATGAAACAGCAAGCGGAATAGAAAGAGGCGTTGGCGCAACTGAGCGCGTCAATGATGAGATCAGAACACAGGTCAGCCTGTATGAAGCTTTGATCAAGCTGAAAAATTGGCTTTTAGGTGAAGAAAAGAAGGAAAAAAGGAGCAGCGGCGGCGGATCTTGGAGATCAAAACGAGATGCAAAACGCCGAGATGATGAAAAAATAATTCTGGAGTTGATCAAAAGCCAGGTCAAAGAGTTTGAAAGGATGGCGACTCTTTCATCTGATCTATCAGATTCAATATCAAGGGCACAAAAAGAATTAACGGATCAAGATATCAGCCTTAATGATTTAAGGGCTGAACGGCTTAAGATTCAAGCCCAAAGTTTATCTGGAGAAGAGAAAGAGCTTGCATTGCTTAAGGCATCCAAAATCATTGAAGAGGGTAAGGCTGAACGGTTAAAAATACAAACGACCGAAATAGACAATAAAATATTGTCATTGCGTGAAGAGAATGAGCTGACAAAGCTTGCTCTTGTTGATGCTGAAAGAATGCTGCAACTTGCAAAAAAACAAGCTGGCGCAAAAAAATGGCAAGAAAAAAGCCAAAAGGCTGTTCTTGAAGCTCAATCGAAGGTGATTGATGCCCAGATAAACGCTGGAGAAATAGAGCTTAAAACCCAGAAGCAAATAAATCAGCTAATCGCTAAAAAGG